CCAGTAATTGTAATATCTTCAAATACTAGAGGAGTATTAACGGGTGTATAAGCTATAGAACTTGAAATATTAACCTCAGGTTGAGGGTATTTGTTTCTTTCAAGTAAGTTTTGTTTAATAACTACCCCAGACGCTAGAGATGACCTAGCAGGAGTAAAATCAGCAATCATTTTAAATAACGAATTATCAAAGTACTTAATAAGTCTTACGTAATCGTTAATATCATAATTGTTTTTGTATTTTTCAAAATAAGAATTTCTTAAAGCATCTAAATCAGGGTATGATTCTGCTTCACTAAAACGTTGTCTTGGATCACCAATGTATTCACCCATGTTAAAGAAACCAAGTGAATTCATAATATCATCATTGATTTCGTTTTGAGGAGAGAATGCTACTTCAGTATAAGCTAAGTTTTTAGTGTAACTCGCTGATAGTGGGCTTTGTTGTTGGATTGATCTATATTGAGATAATACGTTAGTACCTAAAGATCCTGTGTTAACTGTATTACCCGGAGCTATAATTGTATCTGCTACTTGAATTTTATTAGATACTATGTTTTGAATACCGGTTGCGGGTTGACTTAAAAATATATACTCATCATTATTAGCATATCTACTAGCACTTACCCAGAAATTACTGTTAGAAGCAAACGATGAAGTTGCAATCCAAGATCCAGTTACTTTTGGGTGGATTGAAACTGAAGCAGTGTATAATTCACCACCTAATGAAGCTCTAAATGCTAAAGTATTAGGTGTAGTATTAACTCCATTATCATCAATAGAATCTGAGTTAACAACAAATTCTTCAAAAGAGTTAAAATTTAAAGCAGTAGTATAATATCTTAGTTCTTGCAAAGAACCAGAGAATAATTTTCCTAAACTACCCGAACCTAAATAGCTAACTGTAGAGGCAGGCCATTGTCCTGAGGCATTAGCAATTGAAGAAGATGCTATAAATCCTATAGTTGAACCATCATCCCCATTATATAAATTATTCCCAGCATATAATGTAAAAGTTCCACTACCACTAGTAACCATTACAGACCACCAACCACCATCATAGAATGGTAAATAAACACTAGCTGAGGTATTAGGAGTAGCTACGTTAGGGTAGAAATCTAACTTAGCATATTGATAGTAAGGATTAACAGTAGAACCTGAATACGATCCTGAAGTATAACCTGATCCTGTGTATCTTAAAATAGCAGATACTCCTTGGTTAGTAGACCAAAGACTTTGAGAAGCTATACTAGCAGTATTAAAAGGTAATCCTCTAGTTTTAAATCTAAATTCAACAGTAGCTGGTCTATTTGAAGGAGCAGCCCAAGCAGTATTTAACTGGAATGAAGATGAAACATAATATGAACCTGAGGTATCAAATGCTTTATTGTATTTGTGTTGCCAATAATCCCAGTCGTTTGAATTATCTCTATCTTTACCACCAAATTCAGCAACTCTTAAAATAGTATCAGGTACACCAAATGTAGTGATTAAATTTTGTAAACCTACAGTTGTACCTTTTTTCTTAAGTAATAAAGGTAAATTGTGGTAGATACGTTTGTATGTTGAATATTCTACATCTTGTAGAGGTACTACCTCACTCGAAGCAGATATTAGGGTATTAATATATTCATACCCGGAAGGAGTCGGTAAAGAACCGGTTATAAGTGGAAATGGAAATTGATTCCCACCAGGTGTTACACCTAAAAGACCAACGTATAAATCCGTTGAAGAAAAACTATTTTGATAAATTTTTAAACCTAAATCTCTTAAAATATCTGCTACTAAATCTTTAGAAACACCATAATTTAAACGGTTATCTGCATTCCATTTTTCGGTTACATCCTGATAGTAGATCCAAATGTTATCAAACATTTCACCTAACATCTCAATGAATAATTCATATTGAGCATTAGCTGAATCTTCTCTTAAGTAAGAAGGAATAGCATTGATTAAACCATTATTATTTTCAGCATCATAAGCAGAAGCTGAGATAGATTGAGTTGTTAAAAATGCTTGACCTGCTACAGAAGTAGTTGAGGTATTAATATAAGGGTAAGTAGAATTTGTTTTAGGCCAAGTAGCAGAACTAGATTCATAGTATAAGTAATAATCATAACCATCAAAAGTAGTTATAATTTCATCAATTTTAGCCTGCCATATATTCTTACTTTCAGTAACATAAGTGTTGGTTCCTGTTCCTGAGGATAAACTTGCACTATAAGTATATTCTTCAATTAACTGTAACTTATAATAAAAGTTTTCTAAACGTGTTAATGCAGAAGAAAAATATATAAAATTACTATAATTAGAATAGTCAACATTTATTTCAATACCCCTTTCTGCTAATAAACTATTTAATTGGTATTGTAAACTACCAGAACCGGTTGCATAAGAGGAAGTAGTTAATGTTGAATAGTTTACATAATCAGTAGAATTATTAATTTGATCTTTAATTCCTAAATTAGTATTAGGGCCCTTTAAATAGATATTTTCATCTTCAATATTAAAGGTTTGTTCTATTGATATATTATAAGCTATAGGATTAGCAACTTGAGTAACTACCCAACACTGATCTTGTAAATTAAATTCTATAGGAAGGGGTTCGTATAGTTTAATTAAAATAGTTGGATCATTAGGGTTAGTAGTATCTAATAAAATATTATTAGCAATTACTAATTTATTATCTCCAAAATTTAAATAAAAATCAAAATAAACAGCAGGATTTAAATTTATCCTATTAATTAAATCACTAGCTCCTACTATTAAATCTAAATTAGAAATTTGGGTAGTATTTAATCTAATCTCTGTTCTATCAGAACTAATTTGTTCAATATATAATCTTTGATCAATTGAACTGGATACTTCATTGTTTAAAAATAAATAAACTGTATTATATTCTCCATTATCAAATCCAACACTTTCAATATCGGCTACAGGATCTAAAACTACATTATTATTTACAATACTAAATCCTCCAAAATTAGATTCATTAGAAAATACAATAGTATTATTTAAATCATAAATAAAATATGAAATATAATTATTTAAAGCATTAAATGAAGTTTCTGTTTCAAAATTAGTAATTAAACTATCATCTTGAAGAGAATAATCCTGAAATTCAAATGTAATAGGATTAATATTGTTTATATTAACTGTTTTAGCCATTATTTGAGTTTACTGAATCTAATATTTGCTGTTGTAAATTAAGATTTTCTTGTCTTAATTGGGTTACTTCATCAATTAACGCTTGGATTTCATCGTTTACAACGTTAGAAACACCTATATATTCTTGACTAGTTTTAATAAGATACTCATGAGAATTTGTTTCTCCAAATTTAGGTATATCAAAAAATAATTGATTGTAATAAGAAAAAAATTCATCAATTGTAGGAAGCATAGATCCTGTAACAGTTGATGCAGGTTGAACTAACTGAGTAAATGTAGTATCAATTACCTTTTGGTATTGATTTTTATCATATACTTGTTTAGTTAATAGAATTTCTTGTTGAGCCATTACCCTGCAGTTACTTTAAAGTAATAATCATTATTTAATACTATAGTATTATTGGCTACAGTAGTTTGTAATAAAATTTGATAATATCTTTCTGGTTGTAAACCATTCATGTAAATATCAAAATAGCTACTAGAAACATCAGCACTAATTTTAGTATAAGTTGAATTAAATGGAACTACAAATTCATTTGTATCTAAGTCTTTAACTGCATAGTAAGATACACTAGGAGGTAAATAGTAGTTTGTAGTATAAATTGAGTTAGTTTGGAAAGCTCTTGCTGGGAATTGGGGTCTACAATTGATTCTAAATCTTTGGATACTTTCACTGTAAAAAGTTCCATTATTATTATCTAATGAAACGTATATTTGCGAACTAGTAATAATAGTTTGAGTTGAAGAACCTGTGTTAAATACATAATCAATCCATCTAAATTCTAAGTTAGGAGGGTAAATTGTATTAGTGTCAACAGAGAAGTATTTTAATTCTACTTGTTGGTTAGGGTTATTTACAAATTCTTGAGATCCACTTTGTTTTACAATAAATCCAAAATTATTAATACCTAATCCACCTGCTGGATGGACACTACCACTATACCAGTTAGTAACAATATTTGTAACTTTAAGACTAAGATCTACATCATTACCATAAGCTAAAGATTGAGTAGACTCAAATCTAGGGGTAAGATTAGAACCAGTATACCATATTCCTCCCCCATAGTTACTACCACTCCAAGAAGCAGTTACATACCCATTTGAGTATGATCCTGTAGAACCGTTAGGAACCCATTGAGTACTTCCTGAATAAGTGTTAAATTGCCAGCTACATCCATCTGAGGTAATAGGGCTATCAAGATACTTACCAGTACCCATATTCCAAGATTTAGCTAAAGGCCAAGCTTCAACTACTGAAGCTGTACCTAATCCGGAAACATTAGCAATATAGCAGTTAAGATAAGAATCCCAAGCACTACCTGTTAAATTAAATTTACTAAAAACATCATTAATCTCAGTTTGAGAAAATTGCATTACAAATCTACTAACTTGGGGATCAGGAGGTGAAAATGCAAATGTTGTAGTAGTAGCCTCTACAATCTCATCTAACCCAGTATTCATACTAGGGAATAGAGAGTATAATGTAGCGTCTTGTGTGGGGAATATTCTATATATTGCCATAATCTTATAGTGGTACTACTCTACCTTGAATGTCTGTGTTAAGATATTTTACTTCAAAAATACATGGATCTAGTGAGGGGTAAACTACATTATTAATTGTAGCTCCTGCTATATCATAAGCATATTGAGAATACCCTAAAGAAGTTCCTACTTTATTTGATATAACTATAGTTTTAACAGTTTGAACGCCTTCGATAGCATCTAAAAGGATATATAAATCTCTTAAAACAATAGGTTCATTAATTTGCCAATTTTTAATAGCAAAGAAATCTTGTAAAGCTATAATACATCTTGTAAGTACTTCATTTGAATTATAGTTTGGAAGTACAATAATATCAAAATTAACTCCAATATTAACTATAAAAGCGTCTTTAATGTTTATTGAATCATTTACCATTCTATATTGTGAAAGGTAAGTAGATAAATTTTGCTTAAGAGCTAATGAAGCAGTTTTTAATTTAGAAGTATTATCAAAAGATAAAATATATAAATCAAGTATTGAAGCCGCTTCCCCTGAAGCAGTTCCAGTAGCTACATTTGCTGCTTTTGTAGGTTCTATATATGCTTTAGCTACAACCCCAAATTTAGCTGGCATCGATAATGATCTTACTAAATAATCGTCTTGTGTTACGTTACGTAATTGTGTTGCAAAGTTTGCTGAAGCGTTTTGTCTTAATTCTTCAGTTGTATCTCCGTCTCCACCCCCATCAGCAGCTAATAAATTATTAACCGCTAAAGTTCCAAATATATAATTAGCGGTATTAGTAGTTAAATTAGAATTTAAAAATCTAGGAGCACCACTTGATATAGATGTAATAGAATTAGCAGGTACATTAGCAGCAACTCCCCCACCAGTTAAATATCTAACTGTTAAAGTAGTATTTGACGGAGCTATACCATAATTTCTAGTAAAAGTAAAGTTTGAAGGAGAATAAGCCGTTGTAAGCTTATCTATTTCAAATGGTAATCCTAAACCAACATTATCTGGGTTTGGTAAAATTTCTTCATCAGTATCTGTATAGGTTCCAGCTCCAAATTGTAATTGAAGAGTAGTACTATCTAGAAAACGAGTAACAAATCGTCTTTGTATTTGTTTTAATTGTAATAAATAAGGTGTATCTCCAGAATATTGAGATAAATTTGGATCGTTTGTATTAGTATTTTTAATAGAATCAAATACAGTATCTTGAGCTAAATAATCTACCTCATACCAAGTATTACCATTACTATCAACAATATCTAAAATGCCTACAATATTGGATGAATTAATCTCAACTGTAGAAAATTGTTCAGGAATACCAAAAGAAAAAGTAGTAGTATTAATTGTTGACGAAATAGCTTTACGTGTTTTTTTAAGTAAAAAATATTGAATATTATTACCACCCGTAGTTTGATACACAGTTACCTCAGTAGGATCACCCGAAGATGAAACACTAAAATCAACTGGGTCTTCTATTAAAAATGAAATACTTCCTGATGCTGTTGAAGTTACAATAGTATTATTAGGTATATATAAAGCATAATTAAAATCAGGGGCTTGAGAACCTACACTACCACTAGCTGGGATTTGTTGATAAAAATCTATATCTACAGTTGCAACTTGGGTTACATTTGGTTTGTAACCAAACATATAAGCTAACTCATACAAATTATTTGTTTGACGAGCATATTGTAGATACGTTTCTTGAATTTGGTTATCCAAATAGAAAGACATAATATCACCTACATAGGCAGCCATCTCCATAAACATCATACCAGGTGATGATGGACTAAAGTCATTGTAGGTTGTAGGAAAATAAGTACGAGCGTAGTTAACTAAACTCGCTCTTAACTCGGTAAAATCCTTGTTTATATATTGTATATTACGTCTTACAGCCATTAGTTAAAGGTTATTTGTATTTCATCAGATATAACAGTATCTTGCACTGTATATTTAAGAGCTATAGTTATAGTATTATAATCTGAGTCTTGGAAGATTTCTAAACTTGCTACTATTACACTAGGAAAGTACTGATTAAGTTGGAATTGAATTTTTTCTTTAAGACCATCTAAATTGCCTGTAGTAATTTGTTCAAAAACAAAATTTCTTAACCCGGCACCAAAAGAAGGAGTTAAATATCTTTCTGTAGGATTAGTTAAAAAGAAATTTAATAAATTATTCTTTACAGCTTCTTTAGTAGTATAGGTAGAATAAAAAACACCTGGAGCGTTAAAAGGTATAGAAACACCAACCGCAGTTCCAGGTTTGGTATCAATTGGAAATATCTTTTGTGCTCCGAATGCCATTATTTACCCCCCTTCATTAGACCCATAATCATATCTAAACCTACATTACCTTCGGGTAATTTTGAACCTTCCCCAGTTGTACTCATACCTGGGGCTATTTGTAAAGTGTTAGCAGTTACTGCATCAGCTGAGGTAAATGAAAGAGTATCTTGCCCTCTTCTCATATCACCCATAATACTTTCCATCATAGCTCTTTTTTCAGCTGTGGATTTAGTAGGGGTGGGTGATGTATTAGCGATCCCATATCCAACTCCTCCTACAGGAGCTTCCATTATTGGGGTCTTAGGAGCACGAACAGCTTCCAAAAGGATATCTTTTAGTTCCTCTTGAATAGCTTCTCTTACTGCTTCTTTGATTAAATGTTTAAACTCTGACGGTTTCATGATAATAAATATTGAAAATTAAAAAGCTTTTAAATTATCTCGATCTATAGTAAATTTAAGCTCGTTTATAAGAGTAGTAGGA